AAATAAAATAATATAAAATGGCATTCGAATATAAACCATTTGAATATTTTAACCCTAAACAACAGATGAGATATGTACTCTACCTGACTAACGTCGGAGTATCTATCCCTACTTATATGGTTAAAACAGCGGACAGACCGTCCATAGATCAAAACCCTGTAACTGTAGATTATATAAATACCGAATTTAAGGTAAAAGGCAAATCTAGATGGCAGGATATTTCTGTAACTTTATACGACCCTATTGAAGTTAATGGAGCTAAATTATTACATGATTGGATTAGTTTATTTCACCACAATTCAGGGTTAAACCAAAAACCGGGTAGAGCTCCAGGTCTTTTAACTCCTGGAGAAGACGGTTTTATTCACGAGTATAAAAGAACACTTACATTTCAGGCACTTACTCCTCACGGAGATATTGCTGATACTTTTCAATTGTTTGGCGCTTTTGTTGCAGATGCTAAGTGGGGTAACATGGATTTATCTTCTGATGATTTAAACATGTTAGATTTAACAATTACTTATGATTATGCAGTAATGGATCCTACCAAAAATTCAGTAGTCACTACCGGAAAAGTAGACGCATAAAATTGATTAATAAACCACAGAGGTGCATGAATGCACCTCTGTGCTTATAAAATATACATGGCATTTACACACAAACCTTTTAAGTATTTTAACCCAAAGCAGCAAATGCGTTTTGAGTTATACATGCAAGCTGATCCATTTGGTCCCTTCTTTCCTACATACGCTATAAAATCAGCTGAAAGGCCTACTTTAGAAAATAATCATATTACGGTAGATTACATAAACACGGAATTTCACGTTAAAGGAAAGTCTAGGTGGCAACCAATAACAGTACGTTTTTATGACCCTATAGAAGATAACGGAGCTAAAATGTTACATGATTACATTAATAATTATCATCACAATTCTGGCACGACTGGTCAAGGTTTCAGTTTATTAACTCCAGGAGAAGATGGATTTATTCATGAATATAAAAGAACACTGTATTTAAGATCTTTATCACCCCATGGAGATGTCGTGGATTCTTTTGTATTAGTAGGAGCATTTTTTGATTCTATTAAATGGGGAGAATTTGATATGTCTAGTGATGATTTAGTATTGATGGAAGGAACAATAGTATATGATTACGCCATGGTTAGAGGAAGCAAGGTAAAACTTCCTGATGTAGAAGGTCCCGGACTAGATGGAGGAGGTGCTAATTTAGGAAGTCAATTAAAAGACGCAGCCATAAATATTGGAAAAGGAGCAGCTCAAGCAGCCGCTAATGCAGGAATAAGTGCATTAGGTGGATTGATTGGTGGCGGCGGTGGAGGAAGAAACTAGTTTTCCTTGTTTTGTATTAATTTTAAGTTTTTAGTATATTTATTATAAAAAGAAATGGCTAAATCTACGCCCATATTTAGACAGAAAAAGGAAGTACTATCTAATATGGTTATGACCGGAGCTTCGGAATATACACAGTATAGACCTTTCGCTTACTTTGAGCCTAAATTAAAAAATAGGTTTGTCCTCTATTTAGATGTAGCAGGAATTTATATACCTAGTTATTTAGTAAAATCAGCAACTAAGCCAGGATTTACCTACGATAATATAGAATTACAGTATATAAATACAAAGACGAACTTCAAAGGTAAGATGACATGGGATCCGATAGAAATAGTATTATATGATCCTGTAGCAGCACACAGATTTTCTCCTAGAGCAGCTAATAATCCATTTGTAGATCCTCTATCTAGTTCAGAGGAGGTGAAGAATGATTCCTCTGTTTTAATATATGAGTGGATATTAAATACACACTCAAACTACATAGAAGGAAGAGAATATGCATTAGAAACATATAAGAAAACATTAGTATTAGAAACATTAATGCCTAGAACAAATGTCCAGTCAGAAAGATGGGAGATACATGGTGCGTATGTTTCTGCGGTAAAGTGGGGGGAGTTAGATTTATCCGATGATTCTTTATCCACTTGTTCTGTAACAATTATGTATGATTATGCGTTAATAAAGGACGCTAACGAGAAAAAGGTCCTCCCTTTTAACGAGAATTCTATTTTTAATACAATAAAACCCGAAAGTATAATACCTGCGTCATTAAGAGGACAAGGATTAGCATAAAATTAAACAAACATAAATATTATGAAGCCAGACAGAGAAGTTACATTTAATCAAAGTCCTAGTGAAGACGGTATGGAAATTCCTATTCCGGTTATTCCAACTGTCCCTCAAGGACTAAATCAGACTACATTATTAGTAGATTTACCATCCAGAGGTCTTTTTTACCCTAAAGAAAATCCTCTATCCTCGGGTCAAGTAGAGTTAAGATACATGACAGCTAAAGACGAGGATATTCTAACCAATCAAAATTATATCATGCAAGGAACGGCTATTGAAAGGATGTTCCGTAACTTGCTAGTATCGGAGATTGATTGGGACGATTTATTAGTCGGAGACAAGAATGCTATTATGATTGCCTCTAGGATTGCAGCTTATGGAGATGAGTACGTAATTCAAGTTACCACGCCGTCAGGTAATACACAGGACACAACAATCAATTTAAGTGAATTAAAACCTAAACCGATTGATGAATCCGTATTAGTAACTAAGAATAGTAATTTATTTAAATTAACCTTACCTAAATCTAAAAAAGAAGTTCATGTTAAGTTATTAACAGGAAAAGAAGATAAGGAAATTGACGCTATTGTTAAATCTTATGAGAAAGTAGGAAAAGATCCGGGCTTATTAACATTGAGATTGAAGCACATGATTGTAGCTCTTGATAATAATGTTGACTTAGTGTACATTAGAAACTACATTGACACAGACTTACTAGCAGCAGACAGTAGAGCTATTAGATCTTTCTTAAGTAAAATTCAACCGGATGTAGATTTTAACGTAGAAGTGATAGACCGGTACACCGGGGAGCCATTTCGCACTCCAGTGGTTTTCGATGAAAGATTTTTTTGGCCTGACCTCGAGAGATAGACAGTACATATATGAAGAAGTTTTTCAACTAATTCATTATGGAAAAGGATTTACATATAATGATTTGATGGACATGCCTATATTTATTAGAAAATTCTTTTACAACAGATTATTAGAAGCTTATGAAGAGAGAAATGAAGCAAATAAAAAAGCATCCAAAAAATCAAGAAGATAGAATGAAAGAAGTTAGGGAGGGGATTCTCTCCTCCCTTTTTTCATTATTAGCCATCCCTGCACAATTAAAAATGGTGGGTAGAATGTATAATGCTGCTAAGGAAGATGAAAAATTAAAAAATCTAAGAGCTCAAAGATTACAACGTTTACAATCTTTGAAACATGATTCTGATTCTAATAACAGACATTTTAAAAAATACAAATAATACACATCATTTAAATTGAGTAGAAATGGCAGTAGCAGTAATAAAAAATTATCTTGATGATGTAAATAAGGATTTAGGTATTATTGAAATAAATTTAATCGCAGCTCACAATGGACTAGTAGAAATACATGCAGCAAATGAAAAAAACGTAGACAAAAATGATAGTGAGCAGGTTAAAATAATAAAAGCATTACAAATTTCATGGAAAAAAGACACAGAAAAATATACAACAGCTATAAAAACTATAGACGATAGTAAAAAAATAATAGTAAAAATAAAAAGACATTTAGATGATTTACCAAATACAAAAGAACCTTCCGACTTACAGAAAAAAATAAATACTAATATACAATTATTAGAAAGTTATTTAGTAATTCTCAAGGATAATATAGCGTATGTATTCACTAGAAGTAGTAAGGATTCGTACCCCTTAGCAAATCAACCAGAATTTGCAAACGCTGGAATATCTTTTGCATCACCCATAAAAGCTCTTAGCGGCCAAATAAAAAGCAAAATACATGATTATTCCAAAATTGTAGAAAGCACTAGGGGGGATGTGATTAAAAAATTAAATCAGAGAAAAGATAATTTACCTCAAATAGGTTCGTCAAAACCTATTCAATCCAAATCATCAAAAATACAAGAATCTAGAGATAAATTAAAGTCCGATATACAAGCATCACTACAAGGAGATTCTAAATCATTCGAAAAAATGAGTGAGGGAGAAAGGCATAATATTTTAAAATACGTCGGAGGTAGAAAAAAAGCAGATACTAAAACAGATCTAGAGAATTCAATATATAGTAAAACAGGATTAAGTAAAGATGAACTCTTAAAATTAGCTAATAATAAAGGATCAGAGAGCAATCCTATGACAAAAGCTCTTGTTCCTTACTCTCCGCAGGCTAAATCTCTAGCTGAAAATATTTCCGGAGGTGGTAGCTCTATGACAAAAGCACTTACACCTTATGTCCCTCCTGCAAATAAGTCATCCCCTGTATCGGTAGCTAGTGCTTTACCATCAATGGAAAACGTACTAAGACAGCAACAAGGATTACCTTCATCATCTTCTATCTATCCTGATACCTCAAAATTAGAGACCAGAACCATGTCAACCGCGATGGTTCCTTATCATGGACCTAATCTTAAACAAATAGCAGCGACTAAAAAATTAAAAGCTGCTATGGAAAATAATGTAATTCCACAGACAACTAAAAAATCTATACCTAGACTAACTTCAGGAGATAAAGGATTCGAGAAAAGAGAGGCAGCTAGAAGAAAATTAAAAGCGGCTATGAGGAAATCTAGCCCTAATCAAAAAGCTATACCTTTAAGAGGGGACAAAGACTTCGAAGATAAACAAATAGCCGCAGCAAATACAAAATCATTTTGGCAAAGCGCCAATTTTGGACAACCCGGAGGATCAGGTGTAGGTGGCGGGGGTAGAATGTCAGGAAGTTCGGCTAAAAAAGCATATAATGATATAATGAATGTAAGGGTTGTTGAAATAGTTCCCGAACCATTGGACTCACTAAAAACTATATTTCATTCTGCTATGGCAGAAGCGTTAGATTACTATTCAGCTTCTCCTAAATTAAAAGTTCATTTAGAGTCAATAGGAAATAATATATCTCAATTACTAAGCTCTCTATTTGGACAAGGAAATCCAACCTCTCCGGGTCAAACAACACCTAATACAAATCCAACTAATCCGAGTCAGACAACAACACCTAACCAAAACAATTCTACACAAAGCGGAACTAACAATAGACGAACAGGCGGAACCCCTATACCTCCCGCAATAGACGAACCATTTAGAAAAAGACTTAAAAAAATATACGGAGAAAGTAGGGAAGAGATAACTTTTTTATACGCTAAAGTAGATAGCTTTATTGGAATTGTTCCCGGAATTAGCACGGCGTTAGCTAAAGCTAAAAAAAATGCTTTAGATACTTTATATCAAGGTTATCAAGCATTTGACGTTATGTATAGAAGAACCGGAAGCTCTTGGAAAGGTATGATGGCTTCTATGAATAAAATGTTTAGCATGAGCCCTATGACTGTCATACTAGCCGGAGTGACATCTGCATTAGTTGGACTAGTTAAAGCAGCTAATAGATTAAATAATAAAATAAAGGAAATCTCAGCAGAGTTAGGGACATCAAATATGCAATCTTATGAATTTTTTAAGAATGCAATGAGTGCTCAAACTCAATATGATAACATGTATGCCAGTCTTAGAGATGTCAGAGATGTTCAAAAAGGCATTTTAGGAGATTCAGGCATATTATTACAAGTAAATGATAAAGCATTAGCTAGCATAGCGGACAATGCAAAAAATATAGGAGTATCTACAGAGGCAGCAGGAGCTTTTACTGAGGCATTAAGAACAAAAGGCGCAACAGATAATCAAGCCGCTAATTTAATGGCTGCATCTTTAGAACTTGCGGATAAGAGTAAATTTATTATGCCCCAATCTGTGATTGAAGACATAACTCAAAATGTAGAATTTTCATCAAAGTATTTTTCTAACATCAATAAAGATTCAAAATCAGCACAAAAACATTTAGTAGACACTAACTTACAAGTAAAAGCATTAGGATTAAATTTCCAAAAAGCTGCAAAAATGACACAACATTTATTGTCATTTGAGCAAAGTATTACGGCAGAAGTCGAAGCATCTGTAGCATTAGGAAGACATGTTAATATTGGAAAAGCGAGAGAATTGCTTTTACAAGATGACATTGGAGGAGCCATGCAGCAAATGATGGATACCATGGGAGGTTATGATGCATTTCAAGACATGGATTTTGCTAAGAGACAGCTTATGGCAAATGCAGTTGGGCTAGAAGTATCTGAATTAGAAAAAAGTTTATATTTACGAGATAAAATTGGAATAACAAATGAAGAGGCTTTAAATGCTGCAATGAAAAACAGCGATTATTTAGATAAAGTAGCAGGTAAAGATGTAGAGTTATATAAAATAGAAGCCAAGAAAGTATTAGCTGCCGAAAGATTTAACACGGCGGTAGAAAAAGTTGGCGTAGCATTTAAATCATCTTTACTTCCCATATTAGAAGCTATTATACCTATTGTTGACCATATAGCTTGGGCTATAAATGGTATTGCAGAAGGAGTTAAGTTTGCGGTAGGAGGTCTAGCTTCAGTTGTTAATGTTATTAGCTTCGGATCTATAAGTAATAAAAGAAAAGACGAAAATACAGCATCTCCTGCGGAAATGGCATCTGGTGGCGTGATGATGTCTGTCATGGGTGCTTCTATAATTGGATTATTAAAAAGTAAACTTGGAGGTAAAATTGGAGATGTAGTAGGTAAAGCTAGAGGAGGATTAGACCAGGTAACAGGTACTCTAGGCTCTAAATCTAATCCTATGTACGTCATTTCATTAGGCGGAGGAGGAATTGGAGGAGGAATTGGAGGGGGAATCATAAGAGGAATCGGAGGAGTAATCGGGGGAGGAGGAACCGGAGGAGAGGAGGAATTGGAGGACAATGAATCAGAGGAGGAGAAATTGGAGGAGGAGGAAT